TGTATAGGCTCTAGTGAATCGATCACTGGGAGATAGTTAGGGAATAACTGGGATCTGTTGGGACTAAGTGGGATCGGAAACTAGAAAGGACGCGGCCTGTGGAGCATTGAGACTCGACAGGCCGCTTTCATTATGGGCGCTGAGCTGAACATGCAGAAATGATCAACGCCATGGGATTTGCTGCAACACGAGCTGGTGAATTGATCAATGCGGCGCGCGGCAAATCATCTTCAAACAATCTTTAAACGGGCTTCACTCTCCTACATCATGAGCGATGTGAACGACCTGGCCGATCACTTCGAAGGTGTGTTGCTGGTCTTTCGGGACTTCTATCTCTTTGTAGATCGAGTTATCGCTAATCAGCAGCCACGCATGGGGCAGCACTTGCAGGCGCTTGACCCATAGCTGGTCATCGTTGCGCACCACGTAGATGTGGCCATCGACCGGGCGCGTTCTGCCTAGGTGCACCATCAGGGTGTCATTGTTGTGGATAGTCGGCTCCATGCTGTCGCCTTTGCTCCAGACGATCGCCAGTTCCTTCTCAGCAAAGCCGCGCCACTTCAGCCACTTACGGCGAAATGCCAGGTGGCGACATGGCGCCTCATCCCCCTGCGTCAATGCGCCGTGTCCAGCGGATACTTGCACCCGATAGCCGGGTATCAATGCGAACTCTTCCAAGAATGCTTCATAGCTACGCTGTAGCTCGTTTACGCCAGTAAGATCAATCGGTTGCTGTTCATATTGAAAGTTGGACGATGATGAATTCCCAACCGGCTGCGCGCCATCAGGAAACGCTCCGCGTTTATCTAGCTCATCAATAACATATTGAGGAAGTATCGACGCGTGGTACTCGAATGCTTTGGTTCCTGACCGCTTCCGCTTAACACCTTCCCTTCCAGCACTCAGCCTCTCTAGTTCGTCCCTTGCTCTTCTGTCCGTTGTCGGCATTCCTTCAAGACCGGCCACTTCGGACGCAACAACCCATTCCGTCCGTTTCTCACCATACGAATCGGACGCTCCGTCCGATTCATGATTGCAAACGTCCGAATTACCTAACTTATTGTTTTCCATCCTATTAACCTGTTTTGGTGATTTCATTGGCAAATGACGAAACGGACGAATTGAAAATATATTCGTCCGTTTGCATTGCTCTTTCGTCCGATTCGTCCCTATACTCTCGTTAACTTAGTCAGTTAACCGAGTCGAGTTACTAAGATGAGTAATTATAGAGTGTCGCAGAAACGGACGGAAAATGGGAGTGATTGGCATCGTGCAGATGTAGTTGCCGCCTTGAAGAAGGCTGGCATCTCTGTTTCGCAGTTGTCCCGTGATGCCGGGCTTTCCAGCTCTACATTGCAAAACACCTTCCGAGCTCCATGGCCAAAAGGCGAGCGGATCATCGCTGGCGCTCTCGGCCTGGAACCTGAAGATATCTGGCCAAGCCGGTATCAGCCCCTCTTGAAGAAAGCAAGCTAAGGGGGCTGGCATGGAATGGGTCACCGCTATTGAGGTCGCTGGTGTGGCTGGAATGCCAACATCAGAAAGACGCTCCCGCGATCAGTTGAATCGTATGGCTGAGCTTTCCCCTGACAAATCCCGTCAGCGCGAAGGCAGCAAGGCCACCGAATACCACATCAGCATTCTGCCCCCAGCCGTCCAAGCCGCCCTGCTGCGCAAGGCTGGCAAGGTCAAGGTCAGCGGCATGACGCTGGATCTGCCCAAGGCCAAGCCCAAGGCCCCGCGCTACTGCAAAGAACAACTGTGGTCGCGCTGGAGCAAAGCCAACACCAAGGCGCACGACAAGGCCAAGGCCTGCGTCACCGCCGTGCAAGCTGTCCATGCCCTGGTGGCGAGCGGCTGCACCCTGATGCAGGCCTACCAGCATATCGCCAATGAGTTTGCCCTCGCACTGCCAACCCTGCGCCGCTACTGCGGTGCCGTGAAAGGCTTTGACGAGAGCGACTGGGTAGCCGTGTTGCTGCCCAAGCACCAAGAGAGCGCCACCGCTAACCGTGCCACCAAACTGGCCCCGGTGAGCGATTCCGCCTGGGCGTTTTTCAAAGCCGACTACCTGCGCAACGAATGCCCGAACGCCAGCAGCTGCTATGAGCGCCTGCGTCTGGCTGCCCAGGAGCAAGATTGGGTCGTGCCAAGCATCGATAGCCTGATGCGCCGCATGGACATGGAAGTGCCCCACGCCCAGCAGGTGATGTTGCGCGAAGGTGAGCATGCGCTGATGCAGCTCTACCCGCCGCAGGAGCGCACCATCGAAGGGCTGGATGCCATGGAGTGGATCAACGGTGACGGCTACCTGCACAACGTCTTCGTGAAGTGGTTCAACGGCGAAGTGATCCGCCCCAAGACCTGGTTCTGGCAGGACATCTACAGCCGCAAGATCGTGGGCTGGCGCACTGATATCAGTGAGAACACCGACAGCATCCGCCTGTCCCTGATGGACGTGTGCAGCAAATACGGCATCCCGCGTGAGATCACCATCGATAACACTCGCGCTGCGGCCAACAAATGGATGACCGGGGGCGTGCCGAACCGCTACCGCTTCAAGGTCAAGCAAGATGACCCGCTCGGCATGATCCCCATGCTTGGCATCAAGCTGCACTGGTCCAGCGTGCTGCTGGGCAAGGGCCACGGTCAGGCAAAGCCGATCGAACGTGCCTTCGGTGTGGGCGGGCTGGATGAAATCATCGACAAACACCCCGCGCTGGCAGGTTGCTACACCGGCCCCAACCCCATGGCTAAGCCAGACAATTATGGTGAACGGGCGGTGGATGCAGCCGAGTTTCTGCGCATCGTGGCCGAAGGGGTCGCCATGTACAACGCCAAGGTCGGGCGCCAGACCGAGGCCTGCCGTGGGGTGATGAGCTTTGATCAGGCATTCGAGCAGAGCTATGTGCAATCCGTAATGCGCAAGGCCAGCAGTGAGCAATTGACCATGTTGCTGTTGCAGGCAGAAGCGTCTCGCGTCAGCAAGCACGGAACCATCTTGATCAAGTCTGGCGGCACTATCCGCAATCGCAGTAACCGATATTACGGGCCTGAATTGGCTCATTACGTAGGGCAGAAGGTCATTGCTCGGTTCGACCCGCAGCGCCTACATGATGCGGTGATTATCACCACCCAGAACGGCCTGCATATCTGCGAAGCGGAGTGCCTGGAAAAAGTCGCATTTGGCGATACCCAACAAGCCCGTGAGCACAAGCGAGAGCGCACCAAATTCGTCAAGGCAAACAAGACTGCTGCATTGGCAAAGAAAAACATGTCATCGCTAGAAGTTGCGGCGCTTATCCCCAGCATCACAGACGAAGAAGCACCCGAAACCAAAGTGGTGGAAATGGTGCGCCCGATCAGCCACGGCAATGCCGCGCTGGCCGTGCAGCCACTCTCGCAGCCAAACACCCAGCAACGGGCACAAACCAGCCCAGAAACCGCCCCAGTCATTGACTACGAAGCCCGCTTCCAAGCAGGCGTCGCAGCCCTGGCTGAGCAGCAAAAGAAAGCCCGTCTGTAACCAGACCAACCGCAAAAAGAAAGCGGCCCGAAAGCCGCCATAAATGGAGAGTAAATCGATGTCAAACATCCTGACTTTAGACCAACCCAGCCAGCCCGGTAATGAAATCATCGCCCGCGCCAAGGGGCTGCTGGATTCCAGCATGGTGACACAAACCCAGATGGCCAAAGAGATCGGCGTTAGCCCCTCAACCATCAACCAGCTGCTCGGTGGCACTTACAAGGCCGACCCCAGCACCATGATGCAAAAGCTGGCCAACTGGCTCACTGCCCGGCAAACCCGCGCCAATGCGCCCCGGGATCCCGGCTTTGTGCAGACCGAAACCGCCAAGCAGATCATGGCTGACATGGCCTATGCGTTGGCCACCCAGAGCATCGTCATCATCCACGGCGTCTCTGGCGTGGGCAAAACCACCGCCCTGCGCGAGTTCGCCCGCCATAACAACAACTGCTGGGTGATCACCACCTCCCCGAGCCGCGCCACCATGACCGAGTGCATGTATGAACTGGCCATGGAGCTGGGCATGGAGAACGCCCCCCGCCTGCGTGGCCCGTTGGCCCGCGCCCTGCGCCGCCGCTTGCTCAACACCCGGGGCCTCATCGTGGTGGATGAAGCAGACCACCTCGACCGCGCCACCCTCGAAGAGCTGCGCATTCTGGTGGAAGAGGTCGAGGTCGGCATGGTGCTGGTTGGCAACAGCCGGGTTTACACCCAGCTGACCGGCGGACAGCGCTCCGAAGACTTCGCCCGCCTCTATTCCCGCGTTGCCAAGAAACGCGCCATCACCCAGGCCAAAAAGGCCGATGTAATGGCCGTGGCCAGCGCCTGGAAAATCGACGGCCCAGCAGAGCGCAACCTGCTGCTGCAAATCAGCGCCCGGCCTGGGGCTCTGCGCCTGGTCAGCAAAAACCTGCGATTGGCGGTGATGTATTCGGGCGGAGAACCGCTGACCGAGGCCGTGCTGCGTCATGCCTTTAACGAGCTGGAAGGGGAGTAAGCCATGAGTCAACACACGCCAGTTCCATGGTTAAAAGTGGGTAAATTCGTCGCCGCCCATAGCCCGCTGAATGACGTTTTTTATGTCTGTCAATGTGACGAAGAACATGACGCCCGTCGCATCGTGGCTTGCGTGAATGCCTGCGAAGGTATCCCGACAGAAGATCTGGAAGCATCCCCGCGCCACGGTCTGCTCCACCTATGTGAGTTCTCATCAGAAGTGATTGAGCTACGTGAGCATGCTGAGGCTCAGGTCCGCCATTTCCAAGAACGTCTCGCAGTGTTCCAGGCCCAGTTCAGCAAAGCCAAAACTCTGATCCATGACCTACGCACACCGGTCGAGACAGGTCTGCATAACGCCAAGGTGATTAATTCCCCACTGGGCGTTGATAAGCGCCAAGAAGAACTGCGCCGGATTGAAGAAATCCTCAACTGGAAGGAGGCCGACTGATGAACGCCAACCCCCAACCGACGACCTTCTACGGCGTCCATACCGAACAGAACTGGACCCACGTCCACCTGCTGAATGGCAGCAAAGGCCGTGAGGTGAGCCGCTGTGATGGAGAAGTCGTGATCCAGACCGACGCGGGATGGTCACAGAGCTATGACGAAACCGCCCTGCACCTGTTCTGGGCGCCGCTGAACAGTGATTCACAAGGAGAAACAGCATGAACATTCGAACCAACAGCCTCGGCGTGATCGCCCAGCGTGTCATCGCTGACTTGCGCAAGAACGGCTGCCAAGTGCTGGCCGTCAAAGCCGCCCAGGTGCGCCCCATGATCGAGATCGCCTATCCCAGCCCCGAGCTGAAACAAGGGGCCATCGAGCTGAAAGAGCAGGTGGATGGCCTGCGCCGCCGCGCCTACGTCGCCCGCCTCGGTGGCTGCATTGTCCACTGGCATGACGAACCCGAGCAGGACGACTTCGAGCTGACCGGCAACATGACCGCCGTCGAGTACCTGCACCACCGCGCCGCCGGTTTTCCGGCGTAGGAGCCTGCCATGGCCTTAGTAGTGATCAGTATCGATAGGGACAAGCTCCCATCGCATACCAATGAGCAATTTGAAGAGTGGGTGATGTTCTACGTTAACCAACGTGGTGGCATCAGCAATCAAAACCCTCTGGCGGACGTGGACCTTGAAGCCATGGTTCGAGAAATCAGCAAGTAAATTTTTAGAAGGATAAACAGCAATGACCACCCAACCCAACAACCTGCGCAAGAACGCCCTGGGCCACTTCGTACCGGAGTCCCTGATTGCCCCGCTCGACCTGCTGCGCGATGACCTGGTGACTCGCCTGTGCAACGAGGCACACGAAGAGCAGCTGCGTCTGCTGGCCCGCAAGGCCAGCATCGCCCAGGAGATCGAAGCCTTCATGGATCTGTCGGCCGCCGAGTACGGCGTGCAGTACGGCGGCACCAAGGGCAACGTCACCCTCACCAGTTTTGATGGCCGCTTCCAGGTGGTGCGAGCCATCGGCGAGCACCGCAAATTCGACGAACGCTTGCAGACCGCCAAGACCCTGATCGACGGCTGCATCGGCCGCTGGAGCGAGGGCAGCAGCAGCGAGATCCGCGCCCTGGTGGATCACGCCTTCCGCGTCAACAAGGGCGGCCATGTGGACGTCAACCAGGTGCTCAGCCTGCGCAAGCTCGACATCAAGGATGCCGAATGGCAGGAGGCCATGAAGGCCATCGCCGACGCCATCACCGTGGTCGGCAAGGCCGAGTACATCCGGTTCTACGAAAAGACCGGCACCGGGGCCTACAAGGCCATCGTCATCGACTGGTCGAAGCTGTGAGGACATGAACATGGACAAGTTTCACTACAGCCAGTTGGGGTCGGTTCAAGAGAAAGCAGCCTATCTGTTGACCCAGGAAATAACTGCCGGAATCAACATCGCTGATTTGGATCTGGTGATGCAAGCGAAGGTCGGTGATGTATGGCTTCCCGTGACTGGTGAGTCAGAAGAACACGCGATCGAAAAGGCCAAGGCATGGCTGCGGGGAAAAGCTGGCCTTACTGCTGATGGAGTTTGAAACCCGCTATGGCCCGCTGTACCTCACCCGCCACGCCTTCGAGCGCTGGGTTGAGCGTACCGGCCGCAGCGAACTGGAGATGCTGGGCGCCCTCTCTAGGGCGTGGCGCCCAAGCAAACGACAGCTGCGGCGGATCCGGCAGCGCGAGGCGGGATGGAGCCCGCGCCGGATCCTCGAATGTGACCATGCCTATTTCATCTTGGAAAAACGCTACATCGTCACCGTTTACGACAAGCACCAAACCGAATTTAAACAGGAGTTACACCATGAATAATGCGGCTTTAAAGGGTGACCAACTCACCCACCAAATCGAAAATAAGCCGAACGGCTACATGGCGCTGGCCACCCGCGCCGCCGAACTGGAGCGCGAGGGCCGCTATATCGCCGCCCTGGATCTGTGGAAGGCAGCCTTGATGGTGGCCAAGAACGCATTGAATAGGGAGTGGGCAAAGGGCCGCGTCAATCTCTGCTGCACCTGCATCCACCGTTTCGGCAAGCGGGAGGCGTGATGACTATCAGCAAGGAACAGTGGCAGGCAATCGCGGCCGAGCTGAAAGGCAGTTGGGTGCAACTCACATTCAATCTGCACGGGCACAAGATAAACATTACCAGGGCGCGTAAGAGCGAAAGTACCACGGTACTGGCGGTGTATATCGATGAAGTCATCAAGTCAGAATGGTCCAAAGAACTGAGTGAGATAGACCCTGCAGACGAGTTTATGAACCAGGTGGTAAAGCAGGTTTTCTTCCACAAGTTCAAGGCCATGTATAGCAAAAAACAACTTGAAACTATGGCCAAGCATAAACGCAGTCTTGGCGCCAAGCGCATGAAGGAGATGTTTGGCGAAGCCCCAGAAAAAGCAGGGTGGACCTACCTTATCCCCTACTTCGGCAGCAGCACCGCACTGGTGCGCCAGTTCAAGAAGATCGAAGGGTTGGAGCTGGTCAGCGAGCTGAAAGAGGTGACCGCATGAGCATCAAGCCCCGCACCTTACTGATTGCCGTGGCGCTGTATTGGGCTCTGCTGTTGCCCTCTGCCGCCCTCACCATCTACCTGATTATCCGATAAGGAGCACGTCATGATCATTGCGATTGAGCTGACCCACACCAGCGTGACCGATGCCAAGAGCAGCCTGGAATGCACCCTGGCCAACGATCCGGCCCGGGCGCTGGCAGATGCCACTGCGACCATCGACTACATCAACGAGCATCGCGGTCCCGATGGCCAGAAATCCCGGCTGGCCATGCTGACAGCCATCGTCAACAAGGCGCGGAAAGCGCTCAGGAATTAAAGGAGTAACGATGATGGCTATGAACGTGCCTGAGAACCCGACACACACCATCAAGCTTTTGAGTAACTGGGATAGTGAAGGGGATGTTGTGTGGATGCTGGCATTCAAAATTGGCGATGAATACCACACCTGGGAGTGTGGCCGCGACTTTGGTAAGCCGGTGTTGCAATACGAGGGAGACAAGATTCTAGCCGCATGGGAACTGAGTTAAGGGTAAACGCGAAACGGGGGCTATTCCCCCGTCTGCCTGGCGTGGTTGCCAGGCACTGATGAGCAGCCGACCGGGCCCGGTCATTCACGATAACCCATAGAGGGATCGACGATGACAAACGGTGAGTTGAGTATCGAATTGACCAAGCTGTGCGGGGGCGCGTGTACCGCCCACAGCTACCAGGAAAAGATCCTGGCCATGCGACGGTACGCGGCCTTCGCAACCAGGGCGACAGCACACGGGGCCATGGCGCTGGCGGGGGAAGCCCGGCGCTATGAAGAGGAACTGCGGGCCGAGTTGCACCAGCAATCGAGGAGTGAGCCATGCACGGTGAATACACCCCACTGATGAGGCAGGGTCTGCTGGAAAAGCGCCTCACCAGCGGCAAGGCCCGCCTCGATCCTGAAATGGGGCTGGAAAAGCTCTGTACCGGGTGCCAGGAATACTGGCCGCAAGACACCGCCTTCTGGTCTGTGCGCAATCACCACAATGCACCAGATGGCTTGCAACACTACTGCAAGGCCTGTGAAAGCGAAGGTAACGCGCAGAGAAAGAGGAAATATCGCCATGGTGATGACCCGCTATCAGCGCAGGATGGTGAACTACATCAAGGCAAATCACCCCTGCTACCCCAAACGCAAAACCAAAGGGATGAGCAAGCAGGCGCTGCGCGAACTGGAAGCCCAGGCCGATGACCATGCCATGGCCTGGCTTGATAGCACCGTCCCCCGCTGGCGGGAAGGCACCCCGCCAAAGACCAATAAAATCTATGTCGCCACGCTCAGCGAGGCAGATGAAGGAGAAGAAGATGAATGATGCCAAACGCCTGCTGCAACTGGTGCAGATTGGCCGCCGTGACCTGAGCCTGGATGAAGAAGATTATCGCGCCTTGCTCGAAGGGGTGACCGGTCAGCGCAGCGCCAAAGGGCTCAAGGCCGCGCAGCTTGAGGCAGTGCTGACCGCCATGAAGGGGATCGGGTTCAAGCCCAAGGCCAAGTCCCCAGCCAAGGGGCGACAGATGTCGCCCCCCAGTCACGCCAGGGTGAAAGCGCCGGAGGTGCGCAAGCTGCGCGCCATCTGGATCACCATGGCCCAAGATGGCTTTGTGCGCGATGGCTCAGAGGATGCCCTGGCCAGCTATGCCAAGCGCATCACGACCACCCATAACAATGGCGCCGGGGTGGCCAGCCTGGAATGGTTGACCTCTGCCCAAGCATCGCGGGTGCTGGAGTCGCTCAAGAAATGGCACGTTCGGCTGATGACAGATGCCATCATCGAGCGCGGGGATCCAGTTCCTGATACGCTCAGCTATCGCCACGATGCCAAGCCAGGTTATGACTTGATCCGTGATGCCTATGAAAATCCGGGTAGGCGGCCACCGAGGATAATGGTTCTGGATGGAAACAAGGCCATAGACGAATTGAACAACAAGGCCCAATAATGGGCCTTTATTTTGGAGGCGATATGACGTTATTGATTGGTTTGGTGGTGCTGGCCTGCGCGGTCTGGGTGCTGTTCGATTCGTACAAGAAGGGGGCCCGCAATCCGGCTGGCTGGGCGGTGTTCGTGGCAGTGATCTGGTTTATCGCGCTGCCTTACTACCTCTACAAGCGCAACAAGCTGGAACCAGCAGAGCAGCAGCCAGCCGCAAGCAACCGCTGGATCGGCTTGGTCGCGGTAGTGGTACTGGTTGGTGGCTTTACCTTCAACACAATGAACAAGGAAGCTCTACCCGCTTGTGATACACCAGAAGTGGTCGAGGTACTGAGCAAGTTGCTGAACGGTATGGTGATTGCCAACCCGGCGCAACGACCTGAAAGTGAAGACTTCGGAGCCGTTCGTCTGTGCAATGCTACGGTGGCAGAACGTATCCAACCCTATCGTGTGAGTTGGTACAGCAACGACAAAGTGCAGTTCATCGTTCATCTTGAGTAGCGGCAGGCCCTAGAATTGGGCAGCCCGATCCACTGAGTTATGATCTCAATACCCAGCCAGTGCTGGGTATTGTGCTATTTGGGAGGGCGTGGCCATGAGTGACAAACAAGAAGAACAGATCGACATGTTCGGTGAGGCGGTAGGTAAATCGGAGATCAGCACCCAGCTAGACCGGTTGCTGGATGAAGAAGCTGAATATGGCTGGCCGGAGACGCTGCGCGATCTCTATAGCCTGATAGAGCGCACCATCGATAAGCACCGGCATGCAGATGAGCTATCGGTGCTGCTGCTGTCTGCCATCTGCACCAACTTCGGCGGTGCCCGTTTCTACCTGCCCAAGGGCAAGAGCATCGAAGTGATGCTGCGCTCCATGCTGGTCTGGAAGGCCTTCACCGGCAACAACACCTTCGAGTTGTCCCGCCAGTTCAAGGTATCGATGCGCGAGATCCAGTACATCCTGGCCAGGATGCGTAAGCTGGAATCCCGTGCCAGACAGCGGGACTTGTTCGCCGGTACCGAGCAAGCTGCTCAGGGCCAAACCAGAAAGCACGGGCGACTTTATTAATGGAGGACGAAATGAAATTTCTGTTTATCGCCACTCTACTGCTCAGCAGTTCACTGGCTGCCGCGTCCCTGACTATCGCTGACAGTGACCAGGTCAATCTGGCCATCATCGAGCAGGCCTATGCCAAGCTGGTGAAAGTCTGCCCTACGGTGCGCGATGGGTGGGGAGTGGATAAAATTGAGGCCACTTACAATCACGGAGAAATCGAATCAGGAAGTTACTTCACTAGCTGGCGATTTGATCAATATGCTTGGAAAACAGATGTTGCATTCTCAGTGCACGATACCAATACCCAGACCCATCATTTCTATGTGGCAACCGGTGATAGTAAAGGCGTAATAATTGACGGCAAACAAGCGTCATTGGACTTCTGTGGTATTAACGGCACGATGTCAGGCCATTACTTAATAAAGTAAAAACGAATATCCAACAAAGGGCCTGCGGGCCCTTTGTTATTTTATGGCGAAATCCGTCACTCTCACCCCATTCCCTCATCACAGCACACTGGATTAATTCCCCATCCATCCAGGTGTGTTATGTCCATTTACGCATTAATCAAATACGAAGAGGGTTGGCGTCCAAAGCCATACCTCTGCACAGAGAATTACCCCACCGTCGGCTTCGGCTTTCGCATCGGCCCCCAGGGCGCCGATATCAAGCTCTATCAGTTCACGCTGCCCATTCGTGCTGGCGAAGCCTGGCTCGACAGCCTGATCTCCAATCTGGAAGTGGATATGCGCCGCGATCCCAAGCTGGCCATGGCGCTGCAAGTCTGTGAGCGCGATCCCGCCCGGCTGGCGGTGCTGCAATCCATGGCCTACCAGATGGGTGTCAAAGGGCTGGCCGCTTTCAAAAACACCCTGCAAGCGGTGATTGAACAGCGCTGGAATGATGCGGCGGCAGGCATGCTCAACAGCCGCTGGGCCAAGCAGACCCCCGCGCGGGCCAAGCGCCATGCTGAGCAGATGCGCAGCGGCATCTGGGCCAAAGAGTATGGGGTCTGACATGGGCCGCAACTGGCAATGGAGTGTCGAGCATGGCCGCGAACAGCGGCTCAAGCGCGAGCGCGAGGCCGCCGAACAGGGTATCGCCGAGAGCGATGTGGATCGCGCCGTGCCGCTCCATAGCCATGACGGCACCATGCAAAGTCAGTTCGCCAAGGGCTGGCATTCGGTGACGGCCAGAGACATCTACCAGGTACGCCATCCGCAGCTTGCCGCCATCAGTGCAAACCAGCCCAAGGTAGCGGGCCACATCGCCCGCCTGCGCGAACTGTTCAAGGAGACTCATCCATGATCCCCCTTATCCCCGCCATTGCGGCCCTTGCTGTGCAGCAGGGGCCTGCGCTTATCCGTGGCATCGCCAACATGTTTGGTGGCAGCGACACCGCCAACCAGGTGGCCGATATCGTCGAGCAGGTTTCTGGCATTGGCCTGAGTGCCGATCAACAAACGGCCACCGTGGCCGCGCAGCTGGGCCGCATTACCGATCCCGCCGCCCTGGTCGAGCTGGAGAAGATCAGGGTTGCGCTTGAGAAAGAGCAGACCCGCCGCCAAGAGCTGGCCCTGCAAGACAAGCAGGCAGAGCACCATGAAACCCAAGAGACAGTGCGCGAGGGCGATAACGCCACCGACACCTATGTGCGCAACACCCGCCCCCTGCTGGCCCGTCAATCCTGGTATGCCACCGCCCTCTACGTGCTCGCCTTCGAAGGCCTCAAGGTCGCGGGCTATGGCGACGGTGCAGACTGGAGTATGGCCGCCATGCTGAGCACCCCCGCCTGGGCCTATCTCGGCCTGCGCACCCTGGACGGCTTTGCCCCACACCCCAAATCGTCTGGCCAGAAGGTGCAATCCGCCGTGGCAGGCACCGTTTCCAAACTGCTGACGAGGCGCTGATGACCGACCTGTTTGACCGTGCCCAGAAAAACGAGCAAGAGACCCGCGAGCGCGACCTGGCCAACCAGCTCGCCCGGCGCGTTACCGAAACCCCAGACCAGGACGCCGTTGGCAACCGCTTCTGCCTGAGCTGTGGTGAACAGATCGCCCGCGACCGGCTGGAGGCCGCACCAGACGCCGTGCGTTGCGTCCCCTGCCAAAGCTGGCAAGAGACCGCAGGGAGGCACCATGGAGTTTGACTGGATAGCGAAGTGGTGGGGCGTCATCACCACAGTGGTGGCATTACTGGCCACCGTCGTCATGTTGTGGCTGAGCAAGACCTTTGCCCGCCGCGAAGAACTGAAAGAAGTGAGCACCGCCATGGACGAGCTGACCACCCGCGTTACCAGCCTCGAAAGTCGCGTCGACAACCTGCCGACCCAGGAGCAGTTCTATGAGCTGGGCATCCAGCTCGAAGGATTACGGGGGGACATCAAGGCACTCACCGCCCAGCTCAAGCCCACCAATCACCAGATTAACTTGCTGCTCGAACAGCGTTTAAACGAGAAATAAACGGGGGTTATATGACGTCGATGAGAGAGTTTGTAGTGTCGGATCAGCGCCTGCTGATCCTGCGCAGCTTGCGGGAAATGGCTGGCTACTCGGCCAACGAATCGATCCTGGATTCGTGCCTGGAAACCTATGGCCATAGCTGTAGCCGCGATGTAGTGCGCAACCACCTCCGCTGGCTGGAGGAGCAAGGCCTGCTGACGGTGGAAGAGGTGGGCAAGACCCTGGTGGCCAAGCTGACTGGCCGGGGTGACGACGTGGCCACTGGCCAGGCCGTGGTCGATGGCGTCAAAAAACCGCGTCCGGTGTGACCATGAGGGATCTGATGATGAAGATGAAAAGCGCCCTGGTTGCCCTTGTGCTGGGAGGGCTTGGCGGGTTTAGCCCGCTGATGATCCGCAATTGGCGAGGCCCCGCCTCACTGGACGAGGCTATCGAACTTCACGTTCGGAAAATAAAACGCGCCAGCCGTTACCGCCCCGCCTTCAATGGCGGTTTGCCTTCCGTCAAGCAGGCGCAGCGTCAGGCCAAGGCCAGGCGGGCCACCCGCCGCGCACGCCGGTTGGGTCACGCATGAAAGCCCGCCTGCTGGATATCGCCTGCATGATGGCCGTGGGCTACCTGCTGGCCCTGCCCATCGTCGGCGATCCCGTCTATGCGCTCTGGGGCTGCACGGCCCCGCTCGTTGACAAGCTGTTGAGGTAGCAGAAGCATGAGTGAATTTATAACCCTCTCTCCAGTATTGGCATCGGCCAGCGAAGGCACGCTGGCATTCTTCTGCAAAGGGTGCAACGCGCCTCACATCATCAACGTTGGCGTTGGCCCCAGACCGAGATGGAGTTTTAACGGCAATTACGAGCGCCCAACCTTCACTCCGTCTGTTCTCGTTCAATGGGACCAGTGGGAGCCGCCCTGCGCCGATCTGGAGATGGCCGATAAAATCTACAACGGTGAGATAGTGCAGACCAAGGTGTCCAAGGTTTGTCACTCATTCGTCACCGACGGACGCATCCAATACCTGGGCGATTGCACCCATGAGCTGGCTGGACAGACTGTCGATCTCGCTCCATGGGCCGAAAGTTTGGAGGCGTGGTGATGACCAAGACCAAGAACACCAAGAGCAAGATCCAGCAACTGCCTGACGACATCCGCAGCCAATTGGCGGCCATGCTGCGCTCTGGCTCTATGTCTCAGAAAGACATCCTGGAAGAGGTGAACCAGCTCATCCTGGAATCTGGCTTGCCGCCAGAAGAGCAGATCAGCCGCACCGGCCTCAATCGCTTCGCCAAGCGGATGGAGGTGGCAGGCAGCCGTATGCAGCAGGCCCGTGAAGTGGCCGAGGTATGGACCACCAAGCTTGGTCAAGCCCCCACTTCCGAGGTCGGCAAGATGCTCCAGGAGTTCGTGCGCACCATGGCCTTTGAAACGTCCATGAAAATGATGGATGCCAGCGACGGGGAAGAGGGCAAGATGGTTGACCCCAAATCACTGGGCCAACTCGCCCTGGTGATCCAGCGGGTGGAGCAGGCCGCCATGACCAGCCACAAGGTGGAGAAAGAGATCCGCGCTGCGTTCGCCGCCGAGGTGGCCGCCAAGACCGAGAAGATTGTGAAGTCGGCAGGGCTCTCAGCCGAGACGGCTGCGGACATCAAAAATCAGATATTGGGGATTGCGTGATGAGCCACTTAACCTCAGCAGAGAACACCCTGCGCAATCAGTCAGCGGCCGCCATCATCGGCGGCCAGTTCAATCCCAATGAGGTGCTGCTGCCATATCAGAAGCGCTGGATTGCTGATACCTCACCGCTCAAGATTGCCGAGAAGTCGCGGCGAACCGGGCTTACCTGGGCAGAGGCAGCCGATGCCGCGCTGACTGGCTCGATGTCGGCACAGGCGGGCGGCTGTGACACCTTCTATGTCGGCACCACCAAAGACATGGCCCGCGAGTTTATCGACGCCTGCGCCATGTGGGCCCGCGCTTACAACTGCGCCGCCGGTGAAGTCAGCGAAGAGGCGTTGGCCGATGAAGACAAAGACATCCTGGTCTATGTCATCAACTTCGCCAGCGGCTTCAAGATCAAGGCGCTCAGCTCGAACCCCAGCAATCTGCGGGGGATGCAGGGCAACGTGGTGATCGATGAAGGGGCCTTCCACAAGGAGCTGGCCGCCATCCTCAAGGCTGCGCTGGCGCTGACCATGTGGGGCAGCAAGGCGCGCATCATCTCGACCCACAACGGCATCGAGAACCAGTTCAACACCCTGATCCAGGACAGCCGCGCTGGCAAGAAGCGTTACAGCGTGCACCGCATCGACATCGAGACGGCCATCAACGAGGGTCTCTATCGCCGGATCTGCCAAGTCACCAAGAAGGAGTGGAGCCAGCAACAGCAAGACGAGTGGTTGCGCAACCTGCTCAAAGACACCGCCACCGAAGAAGACGCCCGGGAGGAATACTACTGCGAGCCCAAGAGCGGCGGCGGTGCCTATATCAGCCGTGGCCTGCGTGAACGGGCCGCCTGTGGTGATGGCCCCGTGCTGCGCTTCACCGGCTCGGCCGCCTTCAACGCGGCCAGCGAATCGGAGCGTAACGCCGAGATGCAGGAGTGGCTGGAGGCCGAAGTCTTCCCCGAGCTGATGAAGCTAGATCGCACCAACCGCCACGCCCTGGGCGAAGACTTCGCCCGCTCGGGTGACCTGACGGTATTCGCCCCTATTGAGGTGCTGCCCACCACCCGCCGCCGGGTGCCCTTCCTGGTCGAGCTCAAGAACGTGCCGTTCAAGCAGCAGGAGCAGGCGCTCTATTTCATCTGCGATCGCCTGCCGCGCCGCGATGGTATCTGGCTGGATGCCAACGGTAACGGTAGCTATATCGCGGAAGAGGCGGCCTATCGCTACGGCCAAGAGGTGGTGAAGGTGATGCTGTCGGTCGGCTTCTATCGCGAAAACATGCCGCGCTTCAAATCGACCTTTGAAGATGACGAGCTGGAGCTGCCCAGGCACGAAGACATCATCACCGACTTGGGGCAAATCCAGATCTACCGGGGTACCCCCGGCATTGACGACAGCCGCACCCAGGGCAGTGATGGCAACAAGCGTCACGGCGATAGCGCGGTGGCCATCTTCCTGGCCTATCTGGCCAGCCGGGCCGAGAACCAAATCTATGAATTGCACCGCATCGCCAAAGTCGGTGCGCCACAAAAAGACAACGACGGACAACGGCAGATGAACCTGACCCGTGGCCTGCGTAACGGAGGCGGACTACTGTGAGCACCATTCTCGATTCACGGGGCAACCCCATCAAGCCAGACAAGAAGGTGCTGAGCGAGAATATCGCCAATGCCCATATCACCAGCGTGCGCAACCCGCGCCCCAACTCGGTGGCCAGCACCATCACCCCCCAGCGCCTCGCTGGCCTGTTGCGATCGGTGGTCGATGGCAACAACCCCCAGGACTACATGACTCTGGCCGAAGAGATCGAAGAGCGGGATCTGCATTACGCCTCTGTCTTGCGTACCCGCAAGCTGGCGGTGGCTGCATTGCCGCCCAGTGTCGAGGCCGCCAGTGATGATGCCTTCGACAAGAAGCTGGCCGACGAAGTGCGCCAGTTGATGGAAAGCGACCAGATACCAGAGCTGTTCTTTGACCTGCTCGATGGCCTTGGCAAGGGGATGGGGGTGTGTCAGATCCTGTGGGACACCAGCGGCGGCCGCTGGACGCCGAATGATTACAGCTGGGTAGACCCCCGTTATCTGCGCCCCGATGCCGACACCCTGAGCAAGATCCTGCTGATTAGCGATGACGCCCCCCAGGGCAAGCCGCTGGATCCCTACAAGTTCATCGTCCACCTGCCGCGCACCAAGTCAGGCAGCATCTGGCGCAACGGCCTGACCCGTCTCTGCGCCGTCATGTATATGCTCAAGTCGTTCACTATCCGTGACTGGTGGGCGTTTGCCGAGGTGTTCGGTATCCCGATCCGGGTGGGCAAGTACGGGCCGAACGCCACTCCCGAGCAGATCGCCACCCTCAAGAACGCCATCGCCACCATCGCCAGTGACTCCGGGGCCATCATCCCCGACAGCATGATGGTCGAGCTGGTCGAGACGGCTAAAGGCAACGGCGGCGATACCCTGTTCGAGAACATGGCCCGCTGGGCTGACGAACAGACCAGCAAGGCGGTGCTCGGCCAGACTATGACCACCGACGATGGCAGCAGTCGCGCCCAGGCCACCGTGCATAACGAAGTGCGCCTCGATATCGCCAAGTGGGATGCCCGCCAGCTCGAAGCCACCATCAACGAGTACCTGGTCAAGCCGTTCATCGTGCTGAACTGGGGTGTGCAGAAGGCCTATCCCCGCGTCTGTATCCGAGTACCTGAGCCGGAAGATCTCAAGCTGCTGGTCGATAGCCTGATGCCGCTGGTTGACCGTGGCCTGCGCGTCAGCGAAAGCGCGATGCAAGACAAGTTCGGGCTCGGGGCACCCAAGCCGGATGAAGCCACCCTGCAACCGCTGAGCACCATGCAGGTGCAGGCCGTGCAGCCGCTGGCCCTTAACCGCCAGCAACCCCAGCGCCTTGCCATCAACCGCATCCAGCAGCCGAGCGAACAGGCCATCGAGCAGCTGACCGAGGAGGCCATGAGCGACTGGGTCGAGGTGGGCGGCGATGACTTCATGAACCCGATCATCGAGCTGGCTGACAACAGCGCCACCTTCGAAGAGTTCAACGCCGGGTTGCTCGCGCTGCAAGACACACTGACCGCCGAGCAGTTCACCCCGCAGCTGGCCGATTATCTGTTCAGGATGCGTGGCATGGGGGATGCGCAAGATGCCTGAGCCAAAGGCCTCGGACTTTCCGCCTCAAGCTGCGCTGGACTGGTTCAAGGCCAAGGGCATTCAGCCCGGCTTTGACTACCGTGACGTGTGGAAGGAGGAACACAGCAACGCCTTCACCGTGGCCAAGATGCTCAATGCCGACTTGCTGGTCGAGGTGCGGGCCTTGGTCGAGCAGGCGCTGGAGCAGGGCCAGACCTTTGCCCAGTTCCAGGCAGCCATCAAACCGCTCCTGGTCAAGTCCGGTTGGTGGGGTATCCAGACCATGGATGACCCGCTGACAGGCGAAACCAAGCCGGTACAGCTGGGCAGTGAGGGGCGATTGAAGACCATTTACCGCACCAACATGCGCACCGCCCGCGCCGCTGGCCAGTGGCAACGCATCGAGCGTACCAAGCGGGCCATGCCTTATCTGACCTATACGCTTGGGCCATCCAGGGAACATCGGGCCTTGCATGTCAGCTGGCAGGGGATCACCCTGCCCGTGGATCATCCTTGGTGGCAAAGTCACATGCCACCAAATGGCTGGGGCTGCGCCTGTGGTGTGCGCCAGATCAGCAAGTTTGAATACGCCAAGCTGGAAGGTAAGGCCGGGTATCAATTCGCCCCGCAGGATGACGGCACCAGGGAGTGGGTGAACAAACGCACCGGTGAAGTCGAGACGCTCCCGAGTGGGATTGATCCAGGGTGGAACTACAATCCCGGCAAGGGTCGCCAGCAAGCCCTGCAAACTGACCTGGCCGCCAAAGAAAAACAGATGCGCCAGACGCTCTCAGCGCCGCTGTGAGCAATTCAAGCTATCAGCGCATGGCAATAACCAGTCAAATGCAGCAGGCGGCGATTTAAAAGGGGTTTATAAATGGTTGCGCCGTGGCGCTCAGGCTGGTTTGTCACTGCCATGACTTGCCAGCCAATATTGATCCGGTAACCTGTGGTCTGCTGTTCCTCTTCCCCCACTGACTGACTACCTCTTTTTCGCTCGCTCCCCACACGCTTCGCATTCCCTGCCGCATAAGGCGAAATCCGTCACTCTCACCGCCACGCCCTTGGCCGTCATGCTCATTCCCACAACATGTTTCAAATCCAACCGACGCCACCTGGCAGGAGGTTGCCATGTAACCGGAGCGAGCAATGCCCAAAACCTATCTAGCCCTCTGCTTTGACCTGTCACGCCAGCAAGTGCGTGATGAGAAGGTCTGGCTGCCGCTGATCCCCCCCGGGGTATTCAGTGGTAACGATGGGCGAAGCTGGAACAACAGCAACCCGGATGCCGTGGTGGCCTCGTTCACCAAGAAACGTCCATTCGATGTTGAACATGCCACCCACATCCTGGGCCCGCAGGGAAAGCCCGCTCCGGCCCATGGCTGGATCGAAGCTCTCCAGAATATCGACGGCGAAGTGTGGGGCATGGTTGAGTGGAACGAAGACGGGGAGCGAGCTTTGGCGGCAAAGAATTACGCCTTCTACTCCCCGAGTTTCACCTACGACGCAAATGGTGTTGTGAGAAGCATCACCAGCGCAGCCCTGACCAACGACCCCAACCTCGATCAACTCCCTGCACTGAACCGTGAGGAAACACCAATGCCCTTGCCCGTAGAACTGACCCAGGCGCTGGGTCTGGGCGCAGATGCGGATATCGCTTCCGCACTGACCGCCATCAATACCATCAAGGCCGATCATCAGCTGGCTCTCAACCGTGCCGCTACCGGCCCTGATCTGACCAAGTTCGTCCCGAAAGAGACCTACGAACTGGCCCTCAACCGCGCCACCACCGCCGAGACCAAGGTCAAACAGACCGAAGAGGCCAAGCTGGCCACGTTGGTCGATGGTGCTATCGCATCCGGCAAGATCGCCCCGGCCAACAAAGAGATGTTCCTGGGCATGTGCCGTGCCGAAGGCGGGGTCGAGCAGTTCAACGCCTTTGTGGCCAGCGCCCCGGTCATCGCCGATGCCAGCGTGGTGAAGACCACCACCGAGCAGGCTGGCGCGCTGAGCACGGATGAACTGGCACTGTGCCGCAAGATGGGCCACAAGCCCGAAGAGTTCCTGGCTGCCAAGCAAGCCATGAAAGCCAAACAAGGGGAGTAATCCATCATGGCCTTTACCGAATCCCAAGTTCTGGAGGCGTTGACCGTCTCCATGTCTGCCTCTTACACCCGTGGTCTGGGTGCCATTACCCCGCAATGGGCCCGTGTGGCTACTCAGGTGCCCAGTGCAGGCAGCTCCAACTTCTATGGTTGGCTGAAAGACTTGCCCGCCATCCAGGAGTGGTTGACCAATCGCCAGCTGGTCGAAGTGGGAAGCCATGGTTATCAGATCCTCAACAAGACCTTCGAGTCTTCTGTTGTCATCAAGCGTGAAGACGTGGAAGACGACCAGATCGGCAAGTATTCGGTCATCTCCGAAAACTTTGGCCGTGAAGCGGCGCTGTTCCCCGACAAGAATGTCTATGCCCTGCTGGCTGCTGGTTTCGCCACCCTCTGCTACGACGGCCAAAACTTCTTCGACACCGACCATCCGCTGGATACCACCCCGGCCACTACTTTCTCGAACGTAGTGGGTACTCCAGGTACCGATACCGGTTCCCCCTGGTTCGTCATCGACGATATGCAGGTGGTCAAGCCCATCGTGTTCCAGGAACGCCGCCCCTTCGACTTCCAGACCATGAACGCAACCAGCGAATACACCTGGTTCAATAACAAGTTTGCGGCTGGGGTTGATGGTCGTCATGGCTACGGCTTTGGTTTCCCACAGACTGCTATCGGCTCCAAGGCTGTGCTGGATGAAGCGAACTTCGAAACAGCCAAGACCAAGCTGGCCAGCATGAAGAAGTCCAACGGCACCCCTATTGGCACCATGGCCCGCGTGCTGGTCGTCGGCCCGAGCAACGAGGCGGCTGCCCGCAAGCTGATCAAGCGCGAGTTCCTCGATAGCGGCGAGAGCAACATCTACTACAACAACGTCGAGATCGTGGTCAGCCCTTACCTGGTGTGACCGGTCATCTGATGTAACCACCCCGGCCTGGGTAGAGCTTCAAAGCGTCGAAGCCCAGGCCATTACCAGGACATAGCAATGGAAAATCAGAACGAACTGCTGGGCCTGCTCCGTGCTCATGGCGAGCAAGCCCGCACCCTGCTGATCCAACTGCGCGCCCAGGTGGCTGCTCAGCCCGATCCGCAGGTGCCCCACAGCACCGTCAGCGAGCCCATGCAGGCACTGGACGAGGCCCAGCGTCTGTTGCAATCCGGCCAGATGTGGCTGGAGCGCGCCATCACTCAGCCGACCCACTTCTAAGGAACCGCCATGGCCACCACGACCGTGACACCGACCGCCACCGCCTGGGTACTGGTATCCGCAGTGGGCAGCGGCACCCTGGAAAACCAGACCGGTCAGATAGTGCTGTATCGCACCGATGCGTCGCTGCCTGATCCCAGCGTGACCGTCGGCCACACCCTCGGTCGTGAACAGCGTGAGGCATGGAGCTTTGACCCGCCCCAGAACCTGTACGCCCGGCTGGCCCTGCCGGGCGGCGGCGTGCTGGTTGTGACAGAGGGCTAAGCCATGCCATTCGGGAAGGCGTTCGTCTACCAGGCGCCCAAGCGCAAGAAGAGCGAGGTGTTTTGGTCAGGCCTGTCTGGTGCCGCCGCTTTGCTGGCAGCAGATACCAACCGGGATTTGATTGCCTGGTTAAAAGGTCTGCCCACGCCGCAGTTCGGCACTCTGGCCCCGTTCTTTAACACCACCAGTGACAAGCTGAACGCCTTCAATAGCGACAGCAGCCTGGCCTTCAAGCTCAACCTGATCGGCAGTTGGTCTGGTGGCTCGGCCCAGCGCTCGATGCAGTTGGATTTTATCGGCACCAATGGCAACCGCCTGGTGGCAAGTCGGGATGTCCAGGTGACCGATGACACCGTCACCCTGGCCACCTTCTTCTCCATCGACGCTGGCGGCGGCATCGTCACCAACGGTACCAAGCCGGTGATCCGCTCTAACAACGGCTCATTCACGGCCACGGCAGTGCTGTTGATTGCCGAACAGGCCACCCGGCAAACCCTGATATCGGTGGTGTAAACCGCCTTTACCGACCCTTTACAGGAGCATTGAACATGGTTCGCAAAGTCAACGCTAAGGCCCCAGAGGCCGACAAAAGCCAGCAGCTGGCAGCTGCAACAGTGGGCGCAGGTACCGAGCTGGCGCAAGCGCAGCCCAAACAGAAAGAAGACGGGACCGTACTGGTAGACCCTGACGCCGAAGCCGCCCGCCTGGCAGCGGAACAGCAGGCTGCCGAAGCCGCCCGCCTGGAAGCAGAACAACAAGCCGCTGCCAACCAAGTCAACGCCGAGTGGTTGCTGGGTCAGTTCGACGTCAAGGCCAAGTCGCCTGCTGGCTTCTGGCGCTGCCAGGTGCACTTTCTCCACTCCAGTGCGACCCGGGTGTTTGTGGTGAGCGACAAGGCCAATGTGCCGCACGACCACGACTGCGAGATCCCGTGCTGCTACCTCACCCAGGAAGAGGCCAAGCGCGTGCATGGCGATCCCTGGCTGGTCTGCACCGAAATCGAAGTAGTGGGGGCGTAGTCATGGACATCAGAGAACAAGCGGCCGCCGTCACGTTACCAGCGGTAACGCTGGTCAATATCGACAAGCTGATGAAAACCACCAACTCCATCATTGGCCAAATGCAGAACGAGTTGATGCCGTTGGTCAATGAACTCGGCGGAGGGGGTGATAAAGAGGTGTCGAAACTGCTGGAAAACGCAGCGGGTTGCCTGTTGGCACTGGCCTCTTCTGTTTCAGGCCAAGCCTTGGTCGGCAGCTACATCAAGGAGTAACTGATGGCCATCTACGCGACGAAACAGGATCTGGAAACCCGCGACGGCTCGATGCTCTATAACTTCGCGCTCGACCGGTCTACCGACACCCTCAACGACACCTGGATCGATGAGGCATTGGCCACCGCCGATGACGAGATCAACGGCTACCTGTCTCGTCGCTATGTGCTGCCGCTGCCGACCGTGCCTGACCTGCTCAAGCGTCAGGCTATCGTCATCGCCTTCTATTGGCTGGGTGATCGGGATAACCAGGTCACCACCCTGCTGCAAGAGCGTTACGACAGAGCCATCGCCAAGGTGAAAGAGATTGCGGCTGGCAAGGTGGATCTGGGCCTGCCTACCCCTGACCAGCCGCCAGAGGGCGCCGTTGGCAAGGTGGAGCTGGTGCAAGAGAACGAGCGGCTGTTCACCCGCAACTCGTTGCGTGGGGTGCTCTGATGAGTATCTCGGTCGAGGTCGAGACCCGTGGTGTCGAGCTGGCACGTTATCAGCGCCTGCTCGATACCCTGGGCCGCAACGACTACAAGGCAGAGCTGCTCGAAAGCATTGGCGCCGTGGCAGAAAGCCAGACCCGCCGCCGCATCAGCGACGAGAAGACCGCCCCGGACGGTACGCCCTGGGCGCCCTGGTCAGCGGATTACGCCAAGACTCGCCACGGCAACCAGAGCCTGCTGCAAGGTGACGGCGATCTGCTCGATAGCATCGAGTACCAGGTGCAGCGCAGCAGCGTGCGGGTCGGCTCGGCCTTGGCCTATGCCGGGGTGCATCAGGATGGGTTCAGTGGCGCCGTGCAGGTGCCAGCCCACATCCGCCGTATCACCCAGGCGTTCGGCAAGGCGCTCAAGTTCCCGGTCTATCAGTCAGTCGGCAGCTTTACCAGGATGATGGAGATCCCCCAGCGCGAATATCTGGGCCTCTCCAGCGATAACCAGACCGAGCTGCTCGCCGTGATTGGCGACTTCTGGCAAGACGTGATGAAGGAGGCAGGCCTATGAGCCGCCCGGATTTTGGCACCATCGGCAGTACCGTCAGCGCCTGCGAAGGGGTGGTGCAGTACCTCAAACCCTACCTGGAAGCGAGCGGCCCCGGCGCCGATCGCAGGATTGACCGGGTCCAGGCCGTGGAGCGCCATATCGGCCAGTTCGACAAGGCTGAAGAGCTTGGCGAATGGATGAGCAACAAAGATGGCGGGGTGCGCATCGCCGCTTTGCGGATCCCCAAGATGGAGAACCAAGGCAATGAACTGGTTGGCACTGTTGAATTCGCCGCCTATGTGTTCTGCGCCGATCTGTGGGCGTATGCAAAAGACCAGCGGGCTGAGGTCATTGCTGGCCGGTTGGCCAAAGCCCTGATGATAAAGGGTGGCTGGGTTGGCAAGGGAGCAAAGAAAGCGCCTGAGTCGGTACAAGCTCGCAACCTTTACTCCATCCAGACCAACAAGAAGGGGGTGGCGATCTGGGCCGTAACATGGCTGCAAGACTGGCCGCTGGATGACCCCATAGACCCCGCCACCCTGGATGACTTCTTGCGCTTCAACTGGCGGGCAGAGCAAACCGATGGCGCCCCCGTCTGCGAGGCAGATATCACCCTGCCAGGCCCAACCCCATAGGAGAGTTGATGGAACTGCATCTGAAACCGAAACAGGGACTGACCATCCGCAAGCCGGATGGCAGCAAGCTGGCCGCCGAGGGTGAGCGGGTACCGCGCACCAGCTTCTGGCTGAAAAGGCTCGCCGATGGCGATGTCGAGCACGTCAAACCGGCCGCCAAGGCCACCAACAAGAAAGTGGAGAAGTGACCATGGCTTTCGGAACCATCCCCAATGACGTGCGCGTGCCGCTCGTCTATATCGAGATCGACAACTCGCAGGCCCTGAGCGGCAACCTCGCCCAGGATCAGAACGTGATGCTGTTCGGTCAGATGATCAACACCGGCGGCGATGCCGGTACCGCCACCCCACTCCAGGTGGTCGAAGTGCCGGTCAGCGACTCGGCCATCGATGCGCTGTTCGGTGTCGGCTCCATGATGGCGCTGTCTGCCAAGCGCTACCGCAAGGCCAACAGCTACACCCGCACCTTTGCCTTGCCCATCGGCGATATTACGGCGGGTGCGGCAGCGCTGGGGTCTTATACCTTTGCCGGGTCCGCCTCCCTGGCGGGCACCCTCTCGTTGCTGATCGCCGGTCAGTCGCTGCAAGTCGGAGTGATTGCTGCGGCAACGGCTGCCACCATCGCCACCAACGTGGCCGCCGCCATCAATGCCGCCAAAAACCTGCCGGTGACGGCTGCCGTGGATGGCACCGATACCGCCAAGGTCAACATCACCGCCAAGTGGAAGGGCCTGACCGGCAATGACATCGACCTGCGTCATAACTACTACGCGGGCGAACAGCTGCCCTCTGGGATCACCATCACCACCGTGGCCATGACCGGTGGATCTGGCGCCCCCGATATCGCCAGCGTCATCGCGGCCATGCCGGACGAATGGTACAACCACATCATGATGCCGTTCAGCGACACGGCCAGCCTCAACACCTTGCGTGACGAGCTGCTCGAACGTTGGGGGCCGCTCAAGATGAGCGAGGCCATCGCCTATACCGCCTTCCGGGGCACCTATGGCGAGACCATTACCTTTGGTGAAGGGCGCAACGACTTCCTGCTCTCCTGCCTGGGTACCAGCAAGTCACCGAGCCCCAGCTGGGAGTTCGCGGCCAGCTATTGCGGCATCGCCGCCTACCATCTGGCCATCGACCCGGCGCGACCGCTGCAAACTCTGGTGCTGCCCGGCATCCTGGCCCCGGCCAAAGCCGACCGCTTCGCCTTTGACGAGCGCAATAACCTGCTCAAATCCGGCATAGCCACTTACCAGATCCAGCCCGGCGACGTAGTGGCCATCGAGCGCGAAGTCTCTATGTACCAGGAAAACGCCTACGGCGACCCGGATCCCTCTTACCTGGACATCACCACCCCGGCCACCCTGGGCAAGATGCGTTACGACATCAAAGTGATGGTCACCAACCGTTACCCGCGCCACAAGCTGGCCCATGACAACGTGCTGGCGCAAATTGACCCGGCGCAGCCGGTGGTGACGCCCAAGCTGATGAAGCAGGCCATTCTGGAAGTGGCGCTCGACTGGGTGACGGAAGGTCTGATGGAAAACTATGACCTGTTCAAAGAGACCCTGGATGTCTATCGAGACGGCCCCGACCAGAACCGCCTCAACTGCGTCTGCCACCCGGACGTTGTCAACCAGCTGCGCGTCTTCGCAGCTCTGATCCAGTTCAAACTGTAAGGAGAACCCCATGGGACAAATCCTGGGTGAAGTAACCATCCGCACTAACAACAACAAGCAGCTCAAGACCAAGGGCGGCGCCACGCTCAATCCGGGTGGTTATACCCGCACCCAGCACACGGGGCCCGGCAAGGTATGGGGTAAGAGCCAGAAGTACTCCCCGCCCAGCATCGAGCTGGTCATCGCAGCCGATGAAGACGTGGACGTCATGGAGATCAACGCCATGGAGAACGTGACCATGACCTGGGAAGGCGATAACGGGGTCAGCTACATGATGACCCAAGCCAGTACCAACGAACCGGCCACCCTGCGTGAAGACAGTGGCGACATTGCCGCCACCTTCTTCGGCGACAAAGTCGTGGGGATCTGACCATGGCCTTGATCACCTTCCAACTCGAACACGGGCTGAAGGCGATGGGGAGCGGCGATGAGCCGCTCCTTTATCGTGACGTCGGCCTGCGTGAACTGACCTCCGCTGACCTGATTGATGCCCAACTCGAAGCCGAAAAGGTCGTGGTGCAGAACGGCAAGGCGGTCGCTTACACCAGCGATGTGCTCTATGGCCTGAACCTGCTCGGCCGCCAGGTGGAATATATCGGCGAGTTCAAGGGCCCGCTCGATATCAAAGTGCTGAAGAAATTGCACGTCGATGATTTCGGTTTATTGCAAAGCAAAGCCCAGGAGTTGGATATGGCGTTGGCCGAGGCATTGGCAGAACGGGGGCGATCTCATTCAGCTGGCTGACCCGGTCATGGGGATCATGTTGGCCATGAGCAAATATATCCCCACAGCCGAGCTGAAAAATTTGCCATTGCGCCACTTGCTGCGCCGTTTCGACCAATTAAAGCAAGCTCTCCAGCCGAAGAAATAAATAGGGTTCATCATGGGCAAGCAACTCGTTACCGATATTGTCATTAACCTTGCTGGCAACTTGGCCAATAAGGCGCGGCAATATGGTCAGAGCATGAATCAGTTCGCCGCCAATAATCAGCGGGCCATGAACATGGTGCGGATGACTACGGCAGCGGCTGGCCGGGGTATCGATGCGGTAGGGAATCGCTATGTTGCCTTGGGGGCTGCCGTGGTCGGGGGCTCGGCGGTGCGAGGCTATGCCCAGCTCGACCGCCGTATCTCCCGCATCGCCATTGCCGCCGACATCAGCCGCGAGAAGGCCAAAGAGCTGAAGGATGAGATCAATGCCGTGTCCAGCACCCGGGGCATCCGCATCGACCCAAGCGAGGCAACGGCCGCCATCGAAGAGATCCTGACCAAGACCGGCGACCTGGAATACGCCATCGCCAACCTGCCCAATATCGCTGCCGTTATCCAGGCAACCGGTGCGGGGGGGTTGGAAGTCGGCGGCATCTTCACCGAGTTCCGAAAACTTGCTATTGATTCAAGCGAAGCGGCCATGCGGGCCATCGATACCCTCAACCTGCAAGGCAAGGAAGGGGCCTTTACCTTGGGCAACATGGCCAAAGAGGGCCCCAAGATCTTTGCCGCTTATGCCGCCACAGGTCGCCAGGGAACCGATGCCGTCATTGAATTGGGGGCCGCTCTTCAGGTCATCAGACAAGGCGTTGGGTCTGATGCCGAAGCCGTCACCGCCTTCGAGTCCATCATCCGCGATATCACCCGCCCCGAGACCGTCAAGAAGCTCAAGCAGCTGGGCAATATCGATGTATTCGATCCCGAGCAGCTCAAGCAGGGCAAAGAGGTGATGCGCTCCCTGCCGGTGCTGATTGAAGAGATCGTCACCAAGTCAAAAGGCCTATCGAGCAACCTGGCTGGGTTGAATCTTACCGACGAAGCCAAGCGGGCACTCAAGCCGGTAATCGCCGAGTTCGTCCAGACTGGCGATGTCAAAGCCTTCGACAAATTCCTTGGTCTATCCGGCGATGGTACCACCACCCTCAACGATGCTTCCGTGGCTGCCTCTGACTTTGCCGCCAGCCTGCAACTGGTCAGCAACAGCTGGAACCAGTTCTCTAACCAACAGTTGGCAGGCCCTGTCGCCGAACTGGCTGACGCCATCAACAGCCTGGAGCCGGATGCCGTACAAAACTGGCTGGAAATCGGCAAGAACATCGCCCTGGTGGTCGGCGGCCTGGTCGCCGTCAAGAAGGGGGTGGATGCGGTGCGCTGGACAAAGGGCGTCTGGGATGCTGCCAAGCCCGGTAAGGGTGGTGCGGGTGGGATGGGGGGTGCCATGGCCGATCTCGGCGCGACCCCTGTCTATGTGGTCAATATGCCAGGCGGTGGGTTGGGTGGCGGCATGGGCCCTGGCGATGTGCCGGGTATCGAGCCTGGCAAGCCAGGTTCCCCTGCACCTGCGGCGCCCAAATCCCGCTTTGGCCTGGCTGGTTTGGCCGAGTTGGCCACCATCACTTACGCCGCCACCCTGGTACCTGAATTTAGCCCCGTGTCAGTGTCACGGGCCGCCGAACGGGCCAAAGATGCAAGCAGCAATGCCGGTCTGCTTGGCATTCCTGCCCCGGCCTCTCTGGCCGCCCCCGGCCTGCTCGATGTCTTTGACGAGATGAAGGCCTTTTTCACCAGGGATATCACTGCCAGCCCACGTCCTGACAACTTGGCCGCCTCCCTCGATATCAAGGTCAGCGATGATCGCATCACCGTCCGTACCCGCGACACCGCCCCTGGGCTCAAGGTGAACATCGATACCGGCCCGTCACTGATGCCGTAAGGAGGCTTTGAATGAGCTTTGAAGAGCGTTTGACCGCCTCAGTCCGGGGCGTTGAATTTCTGCTAAACACCGTCGATGGCAAAGGCGGACGCCGTGCCATCCCCCGCGAGTACCCTAAGCGTGAAAGCGGCTGGACCGAAGACAACGGCGCTATCCTCACTAACGAACAGATCACCGGCAAGCTGGTCGGCAAAGACTATCTGGCCCAACTGCGCACCCTGCTCGATGCCCTGAACCAGCCCGGTACCGGTGAGATGATCCACCCCTGGTGGGGTGTGCGCACTGTGCAGGTGGGCGAGGTTAGCCACCGCCTGGACAATGAAGAGGACGGGGTGGCCTATGTCACCTTCACCGTGTGGGAGGCAGGCACGCGCTTGTTCCCATCCGCTGCCATCGATACCGCTGCCACCCTGGGCAATGCGGCGGGGTTGGCCCAAGGTGCCGCCGAGCAATCCTTCCTGGATAACTTCATCACTGGCCTCGATAACATGGGCACCATGGTGGATACCTTCCTCGACGATCTGGATGAGTTCACCCGTGGCCTGCCAACACTGCCAGACCAGTTCCGTGACTGGACAGATCGCCTGATGCGCACCAAGGACAGCGTGGGCGCCTTGCTGGCCTATCCTGGTGAGTTGGCCCGCGAGATAACGGGTATCGTCGAAGATGTGAAGTCGGTGGTGACTGACCCTATCCGAGCGTTGTCGGTCTATGACCAGGTAAGCCGTCGCTGGGAAGGGATGCGCGCCGAGCTAGCCATCACTGGCGGTCTGCCAACCAGCATCAACAGCAATGCCAGCACCGGGATTGCTTCATCGGTACCGAACATCGATACCCCCTCTGAGCGCGATGCTGCCTTGGCCAACGGCCAGACCTTCACAAAATTGGTTCACCGGGCCAGCGCCACGGCGGCGGGCAGTGCCATTGCCAGCGCCGACCTTGGTCAGGATCGTGACTTCACCGCTGAGCAAGTGGGCTCCGTCACTATTGGTCAGTCCCTTACCGGCGATCAGGCCAATAATCCGTTAAGCCGCCCTGTGGTGATGGATGGTGTGGTGGGCACCGATCGCAATCTGCTGCTCACCGCCGATGACTTGCAATCCATCACCAACAAGCTAGCCGACCGGCTTGCGCTGTTGGCCATGGATGCCGTAGAGAACAATGAGAGTGATCTGTGGCGCAGCTTGCGTGACTTGCGCCTGGCAGTGCTGAACGACAGCCGCGAGCGCAGCAGCCAATTGCCACGTCGCCGCGTGCTGACCCTAGCCACCACGACACCAGTCGCCTTGCTCGCCTGGCAGCAGTATGGCGATGCCGAGTACCGGGATCGACTGGTTAGCACGAACAAGTTGCGCGATCCTGCCTTCATCACCCCCAGCACTCAGGTGGCAGTAATTGACGAGGTTGCCAATGGCTGAACCGATCACCCTGCGTGTCGATGGCCAGCTCTATGAGGGATGGCAGAAGGTGCGCATCACCCGCAGCTTGCGCGACGTCGCCGGCGATTTCGAGCTGAGCCTGACCCGCAAATGGAACGATGCCAAGGCGATGGCGATCCGCGAGGGCAGTGCCTGCACCGTGCATATCGGCACTGACCTGGTACTGACCGGCTATATCGATGACTTCATCCCCAGCTATGACGCCAAAGAGGTCAGCTGGGTGGTCAGTGGCCGCAGCAAGACCAGCGACTTGGTGGACTGCTCGGCCATCTATAAGAGCGGTCAATGGCAGGGCGTGACGCTGGACAGAGTTGCCCGCGATATCTGCCAACCATTCGGGATAGAGGTGCTGGTCGAGTGCGATCTGGGGGCGGCGTTCCCTCGGGTGACCATTGAGCAGGGGGAGACCTGCTTCGAGCTGTTCGACCGCTTGGCCAAGCAGCGCGGGATCTTGCTCACCACCAACGAATTGGGGCAATTGGTGCTGACCCAGGCCAGCGAGACCCCTATGGGGGCCAGCCTCATCCTGGGCGAGAACATCGGGGCTGCCCGTGGCCAGTTCAGCATGCGCGATCGGGCCTCGGAATGGATTGTAAAAGGCAGCAGCTACGGCGGCGGCGCAACCTGGGATAATACGGCCCCAGCCACCCTCGGCGGCCAGAAAGCCACCATTACCGATCCCGCGGTTACTCGCTATCGCCCCCGCATCATCATCGCCGAAGATGTCACCACCGTGGCCGGTGCCAGCAAGCGCGGCCAGTGGCAGAAACAGCGCAGCATCGGCGAAGGTACTCAGACCGAGATCACCGTCGCCGGGTGGCGCACTCAGGGGATAGAAGGCAGCAGCGGCCCGATCTGGCGCATCAACCGCATTTGCCCCATCAAGGACGAGATCCAGGGCCTGGATGAGAGCTGGCTGATTGTTACCGTCTCCTTGATGGAAGACGACAAGAACGGCCGTGAGGCCATCATCAACTTGATGCCGAGGGAAGCCATGTTGATCCCGGTGGAAGTCGCCAAGAAACAGACCAAAGAGGTGACCACATGGTAACCATTCGTGATGTGCAAAAGCTGCTCGCCCCGCTTGCGCGTCGCCTTCGTCTGATTGCCGACCGCGCCGTCGTTACCCTGGTGAACGATGCCCTGCAACGGCAAAACCTTCAGCTCAAGGTATTGGCCGATGAAGGGGCAGATGATGTAGAACGCTTCCAAAATTATGGCCACTCTTCCGTTCCGCCTGCGGGGTCTGAGGCCGTGGTGCTGGGCATAGGCGGTGCCCGTGCTGGCCTGGTGGCCATCGTAGTAGAAGACAAGTCCGTGCGACCCACCGACTTGGAAGCAGGGGATAACTGCCTGTACCATCTGGAGGGGCATCGCATCCTGCTACTCAAAGATGGAACCATCGCCATTGAGGCGAAAGCCGTCACTCTCACCGCCACCGAAAAATTCACCATCATATCCTCTGATACCGAAATCCAAGGCCCGCTGCATGTTACCGGCCCCATCACCTCTGACGAGGATGTGATGGCGGGTGATATCTCATTGAGCGGCCATGACCATGAAGAGGGGGTTGGCGCCCCCGTGTGAGGGGCAATGACCACAGCCATCATCTGGAACAACGAAACCGGCCGAGGGGATATCGACATCACCTCGGCCGGTTTGCGTCAGGATGATGGCCTCGCAACCTTGGTATTCCAGATCCTGTTCACCGATGCCCGTGCCGATGAATCGGACGTGCTGCCCGATGGCACCGACGATAGGCGAGGCTGGATTGGCGACACCTTCGCGGATGAACCCTGGGGCAGCAAGCTCTGGCTGCTGGAGCGTTCCAAGCTCACCACCGATGTGCGTAACAAGGCGGTGACCTATGCGCAAACCGCCCTTGAACGCCATTTAAAGCCCGATTACGCCAAGCAAGTGGTCGTGACCGGCTCCATCCCCCAGTTCCAGTTGCTCCAACTCGACATCGCCATTACCAGACCAGACGGATCCGAGATGACCATCAGCATCAAAAAGCGGTGGGAGGCGCAAGCTAATGCCCTATAACGTCCCGACGCTGCGACAGATTACCGCCAGTGGCCAGCTGGATATCGAATCCAACCTGGATACCGTGCTGCCAAAATTTGGCATTGAACTGGCGCTCAATACGGCAGTGTCTGCGGGCCAGCGCGACCTCTACGATCACCAGATGTGGATAGTGCGCCAGATCATCCCCACCACCGAGTCAGATGACCAGACCATCATCGAGCTGGCCCAATATGAAGGGGTGATCCGCAAGCAGGCGACCTATGCCGCAGGCCCTGCCACCCTCAATGGCAATGTGCCAGCCCCTCTGGGTACCGTGCTATCTCACAAGGACGGCAGACAGTACACCGTGACCGCGAGCGCCAGCCCAGCAGGGGGTACGGTCGCCGTGCAGCTGCAAGCCAGCGTGGCAGGGGCAGCGGGAAATATGGCGGCGGGTGAAGCCTTGACCCTGGTTACCCCCGTGCCCGGTCTGCAATCCAACGGTACCAGCGGCGCCATCAGCGGCGGTGCCGATATAGAACCCATCGCCCAGTTGCTGGAACGCTTGCTGTTTCGCAAGCGTAACCCGTCACTGGGTGGCGCCGTACATGACTATGTGGCCTGGATGCGGGAGGTCGCAGGCGTGACCCGTGCATGGTGTTATGACGCCTGGTATGGCGGCAGCACCGTGGGGATAGCCTGGGTTTATGATGACCGGAACGACATTCTGCCCACCCCCACAGACCAGACGACCATGCAGGATTACCTGTTCCGCCATCCCGACCCTGCCACGGGTGTGCTGGTTGGTCGCCCCGGTGGCATCGAGTCAGTTGATATTGGGCTCACCTTAAAGAGCACCGATCTGGCCATCACCCCCATCCCTGATAATGCGGATATTCGCCTCGCCATAGAGGCCAATGTGCGTGGTTATCAGAGCACCTTGGCCCCGAACCAGCCGCTACTGTTATCCAAAATCCGCACCGCCATCGGCTCGGCGACCGGAGTGAATAACTACAGCCTGGATCTGGCAGCGGATGTGCCCGCCGCTAGCAATGAATTGAACGTCGTCGGGGTGATCACATGGCCCACCCTGTAGAGCAATGGCATGAAGCCCTGCTGCAACAGATGCCCCGTGGTCGGGCCTGGCCGCGCGATCCTGAATCCAATCTGTCGCAGTACGTCAAAGGGTTCGCTCAGCGTCTGGTCGATACTGAACTCAGTGCCGACCAGCTACTGCTGGAGATGCGGCCAGAGACCACCGTCCAGTTGCTGCCGGATTGGGAGCAATACCTTGGGCTGCCAGAGTGCGCCGTCCCTAATCAGACCTTTGAGAGCCGCCGTGCGGCCGTGGTCGAGAAATATCACCGTAAAGGTGGTTTGCAGACTTGGCAGATTGAGGCGCTGGCCTTGGCGCTGGGGTTCACCGTCGAAGTGCGCGAGCACTTCCCCCATCACGTGCAGCGCAATGTGCTCTATCCCATCTGGCCGAACCGCTGGCGATACACCCTCGAAGTGGTTGTTTATGGCCTGCCTGATGGCCGTTTTCGCGTCACGGATAACGTACTTACCCCCCTGAAAACTCAGTCGGCCATCCTGCTTGAATGCACCCTGTCCCGCTACAAGCTGGGCGGCTTTACCTATGAATACATCTATGAGGTCTGACCATGTACTGGCTAGATAATGACTCCGGCGTTGCCTCTCCACCCGCGATCCCGCCGGTGCAGTCGTTAACCCGCCTCTATTTCACCGAAGGAGGCGGCGGCGAACAGCCCAGCATTCCTGGCGGTGAATGGTTCAATATGCTCACCGATGAGATGCTCAACGTGCTCACCCTGGCAGGGGTTACGCCAGATAAGGCAGACCATGCTCAGTTGTCCAAGGCGATGCAGGCGCTGGCATTTAGTGCCTATCCCGTTGGTGCCCCTATCCCCTGGCCGACGGCCGTGCCTCCTGATGGGTTCCTGGCGATGACGGGGCAGTCGTTTAGTGCAACCACTTACCCGCTGTTGGCGCTGGCTTATCCCGCGCTGGTTCTGCCAGACATGCGGGCGGAATGGATACGTGGTTGGGATAACGGACGAGGAGTGGATCCGGGAAGGGCGTTACGCTCTGCTCAAGGTGATGCGGCTAGAGCTTTAACAGGGTCATTTACGTTTGTTGATCAGGCAGCCGCATATGGAGGTACAGATGTCTTTAGTGGAGTTTTTTCTGGAGCAAACAATGTGTTAAGTAAAACGATTTCAACGAGCAGTCTTGTAAATGCGTCTGGAGGCGTGACTGCTCGTTATTCAAGGGTCGATCTCAACACTGCGTCGGTTACTCCAACTGCCCCAGAATATAGGCCCCGCAACATCGCATTTAACTACATAGTGAGGGCAGCATAATGAACGAACCGCGCGTAACTTGGGGTATTGATGGGTTTGCATCTGCCTCTGGCTGGGAACTGGTCTATGTTGCCTCACCGCAAACTGGCGAGTACCTGACCAGTCAGGAGGTGTGGATATCGATTGGCACTGGGCTATCTGCCGGGGCATATCTTGATCAGCCAATGATGGCAGAGCCAGGCAAGGCGATCGTCCGTCAGGATGGCGCTTGGGAACTTGTTGATGACTACCGGGGCCAAACGGCATACAACAAGCAAACTCGTCAGGAAGTCGTGATCGATACCCTTGGCGTACTGCCATCAACGTTGACCCTGATCCCCCCTTCATCTCAGTTCGACGTGTGGGATGAGCTACTGGGGGCATGGGTAAAGGATGATGAACAAGAAGACGCCTGGTTGATTGAGCAGGCACTCTATCAGCGACAATACTTGATGAGTGAGGCGAGTCAGGAGATAGCTGTTCTGGTTGATGCTCTCGATCCGGCCATCATCAGTGATCCATCTGATGACGATCAGGTAAAGCTCATCGCCTGGAAGACCTACCGGGTAGAGCTCTCTAAAATCGACCAGCAACCGTCATACCCTGACACCATCAACTGGCCTGCAAAGCCCCAGTAAGCATCCTGCAAACCTGATATGCACAAGGGGCCATTACGGCCCCTTGTTATCTCTCACCTCCCCCGCGCCCTAGTGTATTGATCACTATTCACTGTGATCGATTCACTAGCTCACAGTGATCATTTCACCCGCGCGGCTACA